GTGTGGCTCCTGTTCGCGATTATGTTGATCGAGTACCACAGCGGTGGGCACCCGACGAACCTGGTCGCGACAAGGAACCCACCAACTGGCATAACCAAACGGGGCCTTTAGTGGAGGGAGCAATTCCGGTGGTCACCACAAATGACTTCTGGTCTTATCTTGCTGCGTTTGACAAACGTAGTAACTCGCAACCGCCCACTGAGGATGATATCGCTCCTGATCAATTGGCGCAAGCCTTAGAACTCGTCGCGAGTGTTGATGTTCCCCCCCCGCTCTTTGCTGAGTGGGAGGAGAACGAGCTCGACAGAGCTCGCTGGTTGGCAAAGTTTTCCGACGAGAAGCAAAAGCGCATGCTACAGGCTATGAATGAGCTTGTGGAATGTGACGATTACAGGCGTCTCGGTAAGAAAACTCTCTCCGTCAAATTGGAGTCCCTTTTGAAGCGTAATGACGCTAATTGGGCTCCCCGACTTATCTACGCTGGTACAGATGCATTCAATGCTCTGACCGGGCCCGCAGTTATGGTCGTGATGGAGCGTCTCGTGGAAATTCTCGCGCTGGTCCCAATAGGCCCTTTGAAGGTCAAACTAGCGTACAAATGCGACGACGTCGCGTTAGCAGAATTTCTGGACGATCCGGCTTATCCGCACATCGCTGAGGGCGACTTCTCTGCCAACGACCTTAGGCAGAGACGATCCGTAGCGCGTATCTTCGACGCGTGGCTCGCAAAGTTGCAGATGCCTAAATGGCTCAGAAAACTCTTCCTTGGCATGATCGATTTCCAAGTGGAGAACAAAGCTTTTGGTCACCAAGCTGAACTAAGCAACCAACTACCCACCGGAACCACCATCACGACCCCCCGCAATTGCTGCTACAATATCACAATGGAGGCTTGTTATCTCCTGAGTACTGGCAACAGCGGTAAGGCGACGGTGTTGGGTGATGACTACCTAGCCCGGCTTCGCAAGCCAATTGACAAGGCTGGGTGGCAACATTACATTTCGTTATACGGCATGAAATTAACTGCTGCTATTCCCGCCAACATGGCGGAAGCGACAATGATCAGTCGTCGCTTTTGTTATTACACAGAAAGCAGACCGTGCATGATGCCAAAGTTGGGTAAGGCCCTAGCGCGTTTCAACGTGCGGGTCAGTCAAGGTCCTTGTTCAGATTCCGCCTACATGGCGGGGAAAGCTTTGTCGTATGCGTATGAGTTCCGTCATTTCCCCGTCTTCAGGGACCTTTTCCTCCGTCGCGCACAAATGGAGGAAGACCGAGCAATGGTCACTGAAGATGAGGTTTCATGGTTTACCAGGTCTTCGGGAGTAGACTTGAACAACCTTGAGCAAATAATAATGGCAGAACCCGTCCAGATTTCGGAAGACGACACCCGAGAATTCTTGATGGACGCGTACGGTATAGAGTTGGGATTATGTGACGCAGTGGAGTGTGCAGAAGCTATCATTTGTAGCCGTGACTTGTGCTATGTCACGATGCCCCCACCTTTGCGGATCGATACGGATTGACGTCCGTCAACACCGGCAGACCATTTATCATAGGAGAATTTAGCTGCTTCAGGGGTCCTCCAGTCCTTTGTCCAAACTGTGAGGCCGGCGGCTGCGGACCGAGCGCAGTGCCAAC